TTCAGAAGTAAACTCTGAGTCTTCTTCCATCTGTTTGATCTGTGATCTCTCATGAATACGGTGCATAAACTCTTCATAATAGTCTACTGCTTTGCCAGAGGCTTTGCTTGCAAAGATTACAAAGTCTGTAGATATCATGATACTATTGCCTTCAGTGAGCAACAACCAACTCTTCGCAAATAAACCAAGAGATGGATCAATCTGTACTGATATGGGAGCATGCAACTCTACTTGGTTGCCATTGTAATTTACGAACGAAAGAAGATCTTCGCCGTTCTTTAACTTGACGTGGTGTAAAACTTGATCTTTCATGTTCATCCTTTCACATCTACGTTATAGATCTTAAATTCAAAACCTTCTTCACTATAGATCTTAACTCTTTCCATGAAGTGTTTGACTGCAAAGTTTTGAGTATTCTTCCACTGTAAGTCGTCAACCACATCGTATAGTACTGCTGATGATTTGTCTTTGCCTTTGCGAAGTACACGTCCGATAGACTGAAGATTTCGGATACGGCCTTTAGAAGGAGAAGCAAAGATAAGGTTGTCCAACTCTGGAATATTTATACCTGTTGAAAACGTGCCGTAAGAAGCACAGATGATGTTGCCCTTTGTCTTTCTCACATCATGGCGTATCGTTTCCCGTTCATCGGTTTTTACACCACCATGAACAAAGTACACGTTATGTTCTTCAGACTTATTCAGCATATCAAACAACGCTTGGCCATGTTTGTCGACATATTGAAAAAGAATGAGTGTGTTGCCAGGAAGGTTCCAAGCTAGATTACGAATGAACATGTTTCGTGATTGATTTCGAACGATCCAATCAATCTCTTCTTGATAGGACTTACCTTTATTTGCTTTCTTGATATCATCTGGATATTTAAGAACTAACGCCTTAATTTTGAAACTAGCAAGAACATTATCATCAATCAGTTTCTTTGTCTTAGTAACAGTGAAAACTGTTCCAAATAAACCCTCGAGCACGAGCTTGTGGGTCTGCGTGCCATCGAGCGTGCCCGTGAGCCCGTAACGGTACTTTACATGAGGCATCTTTTCAAGGATAGATGTTAAGGACTTTGCCTTAAAGTTATGGGCTTCATCTCCAAAGACTACATCAAACTTCTCAAAGAATGCCTTCGGCATCTTATAGACTGATTGCCAAGTAGTGATTGTGATCTCTGCACCAACATTCTTTTCCATCCCGCCACGAATCTTATGAATATCTAACTTCTTCCCTTTATTGTACTCAACAAAGTCTGAAGCCATTTGATCTACAAGAGAAGTAGTTGGGACTACGACAAGAATCTTACGGTCAAGCATAAGATGATGGGCCATAATGAGATAGATGATGAACGACTTACCCGACGCAGTTGGCGATAAAAACAAGGCACGATTTTGATGAATGGCATGTACAATAGCGTCGTTTTGGTAATCGCGAACTTCAAAGGCAGCATCTACTTGCTGAGCTAAGTCGTAACCATAATCGTCTGGAACAGCTTCTGTCTCACTAAGTTCCTTTGCTATAGAACATTCATACCCACGCTGATCGCAAAATCTCTTAATGTATGGAACTAGACCTGCGTAGATATAACCGGTCATAGTATTCAATAGTCGGACTTTTCCATCCCAAACTTTGTTTCTGACTGCTGGCATAAACTTAGCGCCTGGCACTTCAAATGTAAAGTGTTCAGACATTTCCATTTTTAATGAAGGTTCTGCTTGTACGCGTACAAATACTTCATTCACCTTCTCAATAGTTACTAAATCCATTATGCGCCTGTTCTAAACTTCTCCCAATCTACGATAGTTTTCAAAAGGAAGTTTCTATTACTAATATGTTTAATGATTGATTCGAGATATGCTACAATCTCTTCTTGTAGACCGATCTTTAGCGACAACTTAATAACGTCGACATCGGCTTCGAGATATGATGGCACGTCCGCGCGAAGAATCTTGAGTGGCTGTGGCTTCCAACCGTGCTCTTTGAGTTCTTCATCGTCAAGTTCTCCGCGGTACCATTCGCCCTTGCGTTTATAGAGAACTTTGTATTCAGCCTTGAGCTTCTTTAGCTTTAGACCTTCTTCTACATACCATCTGAAGTATTTATTGTGAAGCTTCGGGATGTCTGTAGTCGACTTTGAGATGTTCGCTTGATCGATCTCACCATCTTTACCCCACTCCTTGAACAACGTTTCGATATCCATCATCTTCTCCTTCACAGCTTTTCATCAATAATATCACAGGTAATGGAAAATGTCAACTGTTGATTCGGTTCACTGTATGTCCGTTGTGTTCGAATGTGATATCACAGGTAACGTAGTTGATACTTGATTGAGTTGTATCAAATCGAATTTCACTGAGGGATATTGGAAACACATCTTTAAGAGTAACTTCTAAAGCAGGATTCTGACGACTATTTAGAACAACTAGAGAAGCGTCTGAGTACAAACCATATTCACTCGCCTTTAGATCTGCGAACTGCGAATACGATTCATTCTTTGTAAGTGCAACCATCCAGTTATATATCTCATTGTATGATTCCATATATTCATCTACACGTATGGTAATAGAAAATGACTCATGATTGAGTTTATCACCAGCTGATTTAAGAGTTTTAAACGGAGTTGCAGTTGGAGTGAATCCCATGTTAATACCTGGAATACTCGCAGACTGTACATAGAACGAAACGTTTGGCAGTCTTTTGACTATGAATCTAAACCCAGTAGGAGAAAGAAAATTCTGTTGCATGAATTACCTCAGTTAATGCCTACTATATTTATAGTACAAACGAAAATGGGAGCCCGAAGGCTCCCAGTTCTGGTAGGTTATCCCTACTCTTTTTATTAGAGAATGTTGGTAACACGAACGCGGCGGTAGTACTTGTTCGAGTTAGCGGTGAGACCGGAGTCACCATCGCCGTCAACCCACTTGGTTGAACCTTTTGCGAATGGGTTAGCAACCATGCCGTAGCGGGTTTTGAAGCCGATTTTAGCCTGGAAGCTGTTCTCACCGACTGCGCGTACCATCTGTAGTGGAACATATGGGCAGTAGAACATACCAGCGTCGAAAGGTGAAGAACCTTTGTAACCAACGACCATGTAGTTTGCACCAGCATATGGGTCGATGTATACACGGAAGCGACCGTTAAGAACACCAGCGAAGGTGTTGCCAGTGTCGTCTACGTTAAGAGCGTTGCTGTTAAGAGCTGGGGTGTAGTCAAGGATACCAGCCATTTGAAGAGCAGATGCAACATCTGACGAGCAGATGATGATGTTACCCTTACCACGACGGGTGTCTTTTGCGAGCTGGTTAGCTTCGCGCTCGATCTGGAACATAAGACCCTTGAACTTCTCAACTGACCAGCGGCCATTTGCGTCAACGTCAAGGTCGAAGATACCAGCGGTAGCGGTACCAGTTTGTGCACCGGTGACTGCAGTGTTGTAGACTGTGCGAACAACTTCACGGTTGATTTCTGCAAGAAGCTCAGCCTGAAGCATGTTTGCAAGTTCAGTCTCAGCGTCAAGACCGTGAATTGCTTTCAAGTCTTGTGCAAGTTCACTGGTGTATTCTGCTTTAAGCGCGCGACTCTTAGCAGTAACCGAAACCTTCGAGATGTCGAATGACATTTGTGCGAAGTCAGTACCTGCACCGTCGCCAAGAGCTTCAGCAGCTGAGGTTGACATACCAGTACCGGTGTTTGCAGTAGCTGCGTTACCAGTTGAACCAGCCATTGTGCCGGTGCCTGAGAAGTCAGTGTCAGCTTCACCGTAGAAAGCTTCTGCGGTTGCAGCAGTGGTGTTAGCGTAGTTCGAACGCATCGCGAAGATCAAGCCGGTTGGGCCAGTCATTGGCTGAACGCCAGCGATATCGTATGCGATCAAGTTAGGCATTGCACGACGAACAAGGCTAATAAGCACTGGATCGTAGTTTGCAGCAACGCCAGTGTTGTTTACTGGGGTTTCTGTTAGGAAAGAACCGGAACCAAATGTCTGACCTTCCTTGATAGCGACTTCGGTGTTCTCGAGAAGCTGAGCAGTAACAGCTTTACGATGCGCATCCTTGATCGATGGAAGAGCAGTGTGCTCAAGCACAGGGCCCCACTTCTTCAATAGTTCTTCGTTTCTCATTTTTTATGATCTCCTTTGATGGATTTAATCTAGTATATTTATATAAATTAAGATTTACTAAATTTGTTTAGCGATGCGACATAAGCCGAAACCGAAGGATCGAGCGTAGGAGCTTTTACTTCTTCTACTTCTTCCTCAAGGACTTCTGCTTGATCTTCTGCACGAACAACTTGCTCAGTGAAGTATGATTCTTTGATTGTCTCAAGCTTCTTTGCAAAGTCATCAACTGACTCGTAAGAAACACCTTCAGCTAGAACTTTAAAACGCTCTGCGTCAGTAGCTACCATACCTTCGGTGAAGTGTGAGAGAGCAGCATTCTTCTGAAGCTCTTCCTTCTCTGCACGTTCTGCAAGAAGCTCTTCAAATAGTGCGTTGTACTTAGCGGTTGACTCAGCGACTTGCTCTTCCATTGCAGCAATTGCTTCAAGCTCTTCGTCTTCAATCTCAATGTTGTGGTCTTCAACAAGCGACTTAAGACCAGCAAGAATTGATTCAGCAACTTCAACCTTATAACCAGACTCAAGAGCGACTTCGTTTTCTTTCATCCAGTTCTCAACTACGTAGTCAAGATATGAATCAACTTTGTCGGTAAGGTCTTCTACAATAGCTTCAACCTGCTCGTTAAGATCAGCTTCAAACTGCTCTTCGAGTTCTGCACGAACTGCTTCGGCTTTCTCGTGAAGTGCTGCTTCAAACAATGTAGTGGTCTTGTTTTTGAAGTCTTCTGAAAGATCTGCATCACCGAAGATGGCTTCGATCATTTCATGAAGACCAGCGTTGTTGCTGCCCTGTGGGGTTTTAACGTGCTTTTCAACGTTGTCTGCTTGCGCAGTCGAGTCAGATTTGAAAGCATCTGCTTTGCGCTTCTTTACTGCGCCGCCAGCTGGTGTAACTGGATCGGTTGACATTGAGTCTTCGCCAGTTGCTTTTGCTTCTTCTAACCCTTTTTCTAGATTTACATCCATTTAAGGTTCTCCTTTGTGATGATTCAAATAATCAATATTATTTATAATATTTCAAACTTGGTTTAATTACATGCTCTTTAAGAACTTTTCGAACATCTTTAAAGCAGCG